TGACAGACGCAACGATCGATGGCACGAACACGAAGATGACTGAAGGGCAGATCGTAGGCGTCCCCCTTCGAGGCACAGTTGACGATAGCTCTAACGAAATCTCAGTCCCTGATGACGGTACTCGGGCGTTAGCGTCCGGTTCTGCGATACGAACCGCCGCCGATAATGGACTTACATACCTGCCCATTAACTCGATCATAATGTGGTACGGCACGCTCGGTTCACTACCTTCGGGGTGGCAGAACTGTGACGGCACCAACGGTACTCCAGACCTGAGAGGAAGTTTCCCACGCGGAGCGGGCGGCGCAGTCGCAGTCGGCGCTACAGGCGGATCGGCTACGGCATCTGGAAGCACCGGAGCAGGCGGCGGACATACACCAACCGGACTCGCTGCAAGCCACGTTCTTACTGAAGCCGAGATGCCAGCCCATAGCCATAAATTATGGGGCGATACAAGCACGGCGACGACAGATACCAGCGGCCTCGGAGCGAGCGATGCTGAGTCAGTTGCAGGACGTACAGCGAACGTATCCAACTCGTTCATTGCATTGGCCGGTGACGATAGTGCCCCACTAGTCGAGACAGTCGGCGGAGACGGCGGACACACCCATACGGTAGCGATGGATGCAGTTGCTGACCATACTCACACGCTGGCATCAGTATCGACTGTTCCACCGTTCGTCGGCGTGTACTTCATTATGAGGGTTACATAATGGTTGATAGTCCGCTATTCAAGAACAACGCAATATCAAGCCTAGCGGCGGACATAACCGCAGGCTCTTTAACGATCAGCCTCTCTGCCGGTGACGGGGCATTATTCCCAGCGCCTGACGTTTACGAGTACGCTGTACTGACGCTACGAAACATCGCTACCAACACCCGTGAGATAGTGCATTGCACGGGGAGAACCAGCGACACGCTGACCATTGAGCGTGGACAAGAGTCCACTACTCCCGCTGCGTTTAGTGCGGGGGACGAAGTTTCTATGCAGATTACTGCAGGGTTGCTTGAGTACTTACGAGACAACTAATGGCAATTGACCTGCGTCCATTCCAGTTCTCTAACTTTGCGCGGTCTACGCTGGCTGCGGACCTTAGTGCGGACGCTACGACACTCACCATCCAAGAAGATGATGTCGAGTTGTTTCCTACGTTGGATGCAACCTATGACGAGATATTTGCTATCGTCCTCGCAGCAGCTAATGGCGAACGTACTGAGATCGCATACGTTACTGAAGTAAACGGGGCGGTATTTACAATAGAGAGGGCAAAAGAAGACACGACTGCAGTGGCACTCGATGCCGGTTCGGTCGTTGTACATACTCTCACCGCAGGCTTCCCGCAACAGCAGTTAGGAGCTGCTGCGGGGGCGGTCGTTTTGACTGGAGCCGCTGTTGGAAGCACGCAGATTGACCTGTCGTGGACTGAAGCACTTGTCGGCGATGGCGGTTCTCCTGTTGAGTCATACCGAATCTACCGCAGCGTAGATTCTGGAACCTATACGTTACTTACGACTGTGTTAGTCGCGAACCCTCGAACGTATTCCGATACAACTATCGCACTGCCTAGTACTTATGATTACTACGTAGTTGCCGTAAGCGAACTCGGCACTGAGGCAGCGGCCTCTAATATTGTTGGTGTTTCAGGTGGCACCATAGTGCTGGCGGTTGATTCCGGCACTACCTCTGGCGACACACAGAAGGTGATGTACTCGTCTGATGGCATTAACTGGACATTAGCGACTACGCCTAGTCTCGGCTCTATCGGTCAAGGCGGTGGGGCTTATTCACCTACACTTAATTTAGCGATCATTGCTTTCCAGAATGGCATGTGGGCGAGTGATGATTCTGGACAAACATGGACTGACGAGACGCCGCCTTCTGCCTCTATAACTTGGTCAGACGTTGCGTGGTCCCCGACTCTCGGCCTGTTCCTTATGGTTGGGCACGGCACGACTAATGCCGCCGCATGGAGCGAGGACGGAGTTAACTGGACCCTCCACAACATGCCGAATAACTGTGACTGGAACACGGTCATTTGGGACACTGACAGAGAGATATTTATCTGCGGTGGCCGTGCGGGAAGCACACCTCGTTCGTGTTACTCGATTACAGGTAAGCTGATGATCGCTGGCGGACTTAATACTGCGACTGACCAGTTAGCTGTTAGCTCCACTCAAGCTGGCGGCGCACCTCCGGGTGATTTCTTCCCTCGTTACACATCAGACCCGACAAGTACGTGGTCGGTCAGTAGCAACAACGCAGGTATTGGAGGCATAAGCGCTTGTGCCTATAGCCCAGAAAACGACATTTGGGTATGGGGCGGCGTGATCAAAATAGCATCATCTCCAACCGCTGACGGAGCCTGCACAACTAGGTATTCAGATGGGTCTATCAGACTGAAGAAGATTGAGTGGTTTTCTGACCTCGGCTTGTTCATTGCGGGTAGTAACGCGCCGTCGTCTACAGGTGCGACGTATCGGATTGTCACTAGCCCCGATGGCGAGACTTGGACAGAACGAGAAACCCCAACGAAGGCTAATAACCAAAGCTGGGAACGTTTCTTTGAGGCGTCTTCAGTGACAGTTACAGGGAACCCGGCATAATGGCAGGCATCAAACTAGAAGGGTTTCAGGGGCTCATTCCCCGTACGTCGGATCGACTGCTCCCGCCGATGGCCGCTACCGTTGCCCGTAATACAAAACTACTGCAGGGCGAGTTGCGCGGCTTTCGTGCGTTACGTGAGGAAGCTGACTTCTTCGATTACATCGACGTACGCCGAGCGTTCCGGGTCGTTGACAATGACGGCCTGTACGAAGACACATGGCTCACGTTTGACAGCCGTGACGTAGACGTAGTTCGTTCACCGATCATTAACGACGGGTACGATCGATATTATTGGGCTGGCGAAGGCCGACCGAAATACAACACGTCGTATCGAATTCAGGCGGGTTCAGCGGAGTACTACTTAGGTATACCAACGCCGACCAATGCGCCAACTGTGACACCTGCGTCGAACGTCTATGATGACCAGACTCGTGCGTATGTCTACACGTTCGTTAGTGAGTTCGGTGAGGAAGGCCCGCCCTCTCCCCCTACGCTAGTTTCTGGCGATGAGGGTACGTGGGCACTCTCGGGCATGGATACGAGCGTCCCCGACTCAGCTAACCGCAGCATCACGACGAAGAAGATATACCGTACAGTGCCCGGTGAAGTTTCATCGGTATTCTTTTTCGTAGCCGAGGTCGACCTAGCCGACGCGTCATACAACGATACTGACATTGATACGACAGTAGCGTCGAACAATGTACTAGAGTCCGAGACATGGATCGAGCCACCGACTGACCTTGAAGGGTTTGTCGTTATGCCGAACGGATACCTAGTCGGGTGGGTTGGTCGGCGGCTTGTGTTCTCTGAACCATACCGCCCTCACGCATGGCCTGCGCAGTACGAACTCTCTACTGAGTTTCCGATCGTTGGCTTAGTTGTGTGGGGATCGACTCTGATCATCGGAACCAAGTCTCAGCCATACTTCGGCCAAGGCACCTCACCCGCTGCATTTACTACAACGAAGATGGATGCTGTCGAGCCATGCCTATCACGACGAGGTATGGTAGCCACGGTCGCTGGAGCCTACTACCCCTCGTTAAACGGATTGGTGCTGGCGAACTCGAATGGTGTTCAGGTGATAACGCAGGACATCCTCACAAAAGAGGAGTGGGCTACGTACAACCCGTCAGAGATTTTTGCTGCACAGCTTGGATTGCAATACATCGCATTCAACAGCCAGACGTTTGGCTTTGTATTCAACCCTACGGAACCACAGACTAAGCTGGTAGAACTCGATCGCTTCATCGACGTAGTGGGTATCGAGACAGACCGATACTCAGGTAACGTTCTGATCCTCGACGGCACACGTGCATGGAACTGGGATGTTGAGAACTCCGAGCGATTGTACTGGCATTGGAAGTCTAAGAAATACCAGCTACCTAAACCAGTGAACTTTGGTGCGTTCCGGGTAAATGCGGACTTTGCAGACGTTGATGTGTCAGCCGACGTCACTGGATACTACGGGCCATACAACACCCTTCGGTTTGCCGCGACGATACCAACACTCAACACACTTGCAGG